TTCGTGAACTACTATGAACTGAGCCGGAAGACCAGCCGCGATACCCATATAGTCAATACCATCTTCATGGAACTTGCTTCCCTTTACAATCAGCTTGACAGCGTCATGAATCAACCCAAAACCCAGTTCGAATTTCAAGCCATGAATCATGATTTCTGGATGGCCAAATTTAGCCATCAGTCCAACGCTATAGCACAGCTTCAATTCAGGTACGCAGGTCACTATCCAGCCGTGCTGGTCCATTTTTTCTTGAAGCGGTTTTGGTAGTTGGCTCATATTTTCTTCTTCTGAACAGCGGCTTTCAAAACTTTAGCAATATCTTTCGGAATAACGGATAGTAACAGTTCAAGTGCTGCTGGGTGTTCGGCTAAAACAGGACCAAGAATGTCTGTTGAAACATATCTGACAGTTTTTTCCCGCCTGAATGAGCGAGGATAGAAACAAAACCAACAATCACAAGTCTCCGTACAAATTCCCCACCAAGGTAATTTTTTGCTTTTGGTTAAAGTCTCGTCAGGCAATTGCATCTCAAGATGCGCTTGTAATGCTGGAACCAAATCCAGAACCGCTGTGGGTGCCCCCTCAGGAACATCAAGGTATAAATGGAAATCTTTACTGACTGTTAGGTATCTGGGCGCAAGATTTTCAACGGCAGCTAAAGCTTCTAAAGATGCTGCTTCAGCATCACCACTGACCCGAAGAAACCTGATAACACCTTCGCCTTCAGAGTTATCAAACTCCAGGTCTACCAATTTACCAAAATATTGGCTCCCTTTTTCACCATTATAACCATCGTTTGTCCACAACATTTTGTGTGCCATATGAACATTTTATCATGTCAAACACATTGATGTCAATTAATCGGTGATGATTTCAAACTTGATAGGAACGCGCAGCCCCTTGCCTAGTTCTTCTTCCACCTGCGGCCCATAGGGAAAGCATATATTGACGCAAGTCTTATTGGGCCAGATGAACATTAGTCGTGACTCTTGTACATCATACCAACCCCAATGGCCTTCTTCTTCATTTCTACCATCCACGCTCACCAGCACTTTGTGGATGGGATGATCGCCACACACTCCGTATGCTTTTAAATGTGGATAAAAATGAGTGAAATAAGTGCCGCCCTTGTGATGGGGAAGCTCTTGGCAATACATGATTTGAGGCTTGATTTCAGCGACGTTTATCATAAATCAGCTTCTGGACGGTTTAACTTGATAACAATAGGCTGGCTGGGGTCAATCTCTTGAAATAGCGGTTTATCAGGAGTAGGAACGCCATTTTTCTTGTTTTTGTAGCGTGGTTTTAACGCAAATATGAGGCCAGAAGGTTTGGATGGCAACAACGGTTGTATATCGCAAAGTTTAAAATTACCAAACATCCCTTGTATTAGCTTACGCGTTTTGCGCAGCGTCTCTTCTTCTTCGGGAGAGAGTTGTCGTGCCGGTTTTTCGTCCAGCTTGAGCCGCCCACCCCATGGTTTGGTGGCGTGGTCAAACAAGTCCTCTGGCGGGATGGGGCCATAAAGAACTTCGTTGCAGCCAGTGCACAATAGGCCTTCTGGCCTCATCACCATTGTGTGAGGCGAAGATTGACAGTTGGAACATTTGAGCGGAATCCAGGTCTTTTTAAATTCCCTGGCACATGCCCTACAAACGCCCATACCGATGGGCAACCTGAAAGTATCGCATGTTTGTTGCCCACATTTTTGGCATGGTACGGGATATTCCCACCTGCCATAGCCGATGTCATTCCCAACAATCTTTATTGACATGTTAGTCCTTTATTGCAGCGGTCATGATGTGCTGATGTACTACACACCAAAATCCTTGGTTTAGTTTGGCAACACGACGGGCGCACCGCTCACAAAAATAAATGCGTCCATCATTAATGACTTCCAAGTGCGCCGGTAAATCATTGATAAGCCATCCATGTGGACGAGTCATGACGCCCGTTTCTTGAAGCCAAGCCTTAACACCCAGGCAAAGGCATCACAGACTAGTTTAACGTTGTGCGTGTATCCCTTACCATCAACCAAGCCCATGACGAAAGGAACCACCACGAAGAATACAACGGCAAAAATAAGCAAGAAATGCAGAATGTTGGCCAGCAGCAGCCCGAAACCGATGTTAAACATCTTTCTTTTCCTCCTCCACCCGAATTTTGTAGCCGATTTCTTGGTTAGTCAAGTCGATATAATCGACTTGAGTCACGCGGTTAGATCGAGCGTTGTATATCCATGGAGCGCAACGTTTACATGGCCCAGGCTCATCACTATACCCATGATAATAACAATCAGCCATTTATTTTCTCCTCTAGCTTCTTGATTTCCGCTTTCAAGGTAGAGGTTGTGCGCAACACCTGAACGGTTTTGTCATAAACTTCATGCGGTGCACAACCCAAAATTCCGGCCAGACGCCGGTTAATTCGGTCAATTTCCTGCCATCGCTGCAAGCTCATTGGTCTTTACCCGTGATTGAAAAATAGGCCCACCGGTTTAAATCGACAGGGTCATCGGTATTGTTAGTCCGCATAAAACCCATGTTAGGAACAAATTTTGCAAACCAACCTCTGTCATAACACTCCATGACACCAGGCCGATAACCATCCCATACAACCTTGGCAGGATCGTGTTCTTTTTCGTGTTCTTTTTCGTGTTCAAAGCACATGAGCGACTGTATTCCACAAACAGAACACCGTTCTATGTCGCAATTACGGGAATGCTCTTCTCCCACGCCAGCCCCGCAATCTGGGCATTTTTCATGAAGTTCTTTTGCGGCGTATTCCTCGCGTGTCATCTGGCACCTGCAGCAGCTTTAAGCCTGTCTGATAAAAAGCTCATCCAAACCCAGTCACCAATGGATTCGATTGGCCTTGGGTCATCTTCATCTTCATCGGGGTTGGCCGCATTAAATGCCTCAACCAGCTCGTCTAATTCGACTTTAGATATGCCCTTAAACATACTGGAGGACATATCATTGCAACCATGATTGGAAAATTCATCGGATGCACTGTCGAGCAACCGTGATGCTAAGATCAGTTCTGCTTTCGTTAGTTCCATATTTCCTTTACCTCTGAAGTAATGGTGCTTTGTGCGATGGCACCGGCCATTTTCCATATTATCACAACGGCACAGTCTTTAACAAGTGGGCTTATTGTCATATATGACTTCCATTCGCCATCAGCCCCCTGACGTGGAGTCGGAAGCGCATTACCAGCAATCCGTCGAATACGGGAGTTTTCATAATCAACTTCGTATTGTGAGCCTGATTCAGTTCGAAAGTTGTTCATCTTTTTCCTCTTCAATAGCCAACGCCCAGACTGATGGCCTATCAATGATTGCTGTTTCGACAATGGTTGGCTGATAATTCAGAGTTTGCCCACCTTGCGCCAACCATTTATAAACTCCAGCTTCGAAAGCTTCAACATCTTCTAAAGGCAATGGTGGTGTGGGTGGCGTGGGGCATTCACAGGTTGGTTTGCCTTCATCTTCTTCGAATGTCAGACCAAGGACGTTGAGTGTGGCTTTGATGACATCAACTGGGTTCGGTCCAGAGCTGTCATAAGCTATGTCGGTTGCAACATCCGTTTTGTTGACCTTAACCGAAAAAGACTCGCATGCGTCGCAACTAATGGTGGTGATAAGAATTGGTGTCATGGGTGTATCCAAAAATCAAGCAACAAACCCGCTAATAAACCAGTTACACTGGCAACGCTCATAACTGTAAGAGGCCAACCTGCCGTTGGATAATTGATAAGTTGTGCCATTCCATAAGCCACAGCCATAAATCCAGCAAAAACAAAACAAAGTGCAATTATCATAGGAAACGACCAAGAAGTTTCTGGCCACGCTCCAATGGCATCGGGGATTTTTTCTATACCGCTTAACTCGAAGTATTCATCCTGTTCTATTTCCCAGCCATCACCCGGTTTGACAACAAACTTGGCGGAAGCGTGATAAAAGCCGGGTTCGTCCGGAAAGCCGGTAAACAACTCACGGCAACAACCTGTTTCACGAATATAGGCAAGAACTAAACTGGATGCGTCCACGAGGCCAAACACACCATCAACATCAATGGAAAAAGCAACCCAATATGAGTTACTCATGTTGATCCATTGGCATTCTGGTTCATCAGTTTCAATTGGTGTGAATGTCACGAAACTATTTTACCACACGATGAACCAGCCGGTCAATTTGTACAACTGAAGGTAGACTTGTGTACCTTTATTAAAATATGATAAAATAGGCTGGGCTAAATAGAGGTGCAAAGGTACCTAAATTTTAACGATGGCCAAACCAGATATCAATACAGTTCTTTGGGGCAACGATGGTAACAACATCATGTTGCCTCTATCGTCACAGCTATATCGCAAATTTACTACACCGTCTGAAGTGATGGTTGGCTTCAAACTAGTGAACTTCAACGAGTTACCCGCTGTCATGTCCGCATCACGAGCTAACAGGCCGGTTGAAGGTGTCACCAAGCTCCAGTTCAACGATTTGGTGCGTGAAATGAGTGGCGGCAACGCTCTTCTGCTTAGGTTGCGTGGCGTAAAAGGTGGCGAGCTGCCAAGTGGCCTGTTGACGGAATCAGACTCCGATAACAATAGATGGCTAAACCTGAAATTGATGGAAGAGACCCTTAAGAACCGCAGTCGTCGTGATGCACTGAATGCTGTTACCACCACAGTAAAACTAATCAACGATTTGAAAACCAAAACTATTAATGAAGCAACACAATCTGGTAGCATTATTGGTTTGCAAGCATTGATGCATGAAGTTGGTGTAAATGACCAGGAAATGGCCAAAGTCATAGATGCGATGCACTCTCCAGGCCACAGTTTAACATCAAAATGGCTTTTGATTGGTCAAATCATTTTTAATGCGGAAAAACAGCGTAAAGACACCAAAGGTGTTGGCCAAAGACTGCGCGAACAATACGTTGACAGGCTTGGTCAAATTACCAAACGGGTGTTGCAAAATCTCGAAGATGCAGCCGAGGCTCTTAAAGATGACCGCAGCATAGTGGAGCGCAACAAAGGCGTAATAACTTTGGAAAAGGTAAAAATTGAAGGTATCTTAGTGGCAGGGCAGAAAAGCATGGCACGATACCATAAAATGAACCATCACAGCAGCTTTGCAACTACATATGTTGTGCACAATGACACCATTGGCCGCAAAACGTTCGAAAACTTTTTAAAATAGGAGAAGCTTACACAGATTGTCTAAAGAAGATGCAGTAGAAGTGACTGGGGTTGTAACAGATAAACACCCCGCAGGAATGTTTGAAGTCCAACTTGATGGAGCCGATACGAAAATTTTGGCTACACTAGCAGGAAAACTCCGTAAAAATCGTATCAGAGTTCTTACCGGTGATAGAGTCACGGTTGAGCTAAGCCCTTACGATTTAACGCGTGGTCGAATAACTTATCGATACAAGTAGGCTTAAACCAGGGGCTTTAGCTTAACTTTACCAGCAAATTCTGGAACCGGTACAGCCCAATGAGCTGGTTGTGGCGTCTGATCCATTGCAGTGATTTTGGTCCAGAGGGCCTTACACTCACCAGCAATACGAACAGCACTTTTGTACCAATCAGCATGTTTGCCGGAAATTCTATCTGGATACGAAGACGCAGCAGCATCTCCGTACAACCGCCACTTAGCCGCCATTTCAGCGTGCTCTTCAAGAAGCTTTTGATACCCTGGGTTCTTTTTCATATTTTATTTTATCATGATATCCAAAATTTGTCAACTTGGCAGATGTTCAGACTCATGATACAATTGGGAAATGGACATATTTGCCGGTAGAACCATCGCAACCGCTGATCGTATCGAAGTCTGGTTTGAATCTCCTGGTTTGATATCAGAAGGGATGGCATTGTTAAACAGCCAAACCACCAGACGTCAATACAATCGCACATGGATTATGGCATATTCGTGGTGTTGTTTATGGGTCAGTGGTGGAAGTTTCCATGAACAGTGGCGTGTATCCATAATGAAAGCCGATGACGATTACATAAGGTTGACCGGCGAACCAATTAAATTAGACGCGGACCAACTAACCACAATTCCTGATCTGGACAGAGTATCTGAACGTTTTTCGGTTGTTTTAACTCATCAAGAAATTCGTAAGATGGTGGAAACAGCAAACAGACAACAACTTGAGAAAAGCTACATCAAGTAATTGTGTAGTTGGTTTTGGATGTGATAAGATGAGAGGTGGCCGATGAGTTATGATATTAGTTTGAAAGACCCACGCACGGGAGACGACATTCATTTTGATGAGCCACACGAGCTAACTGGCGGAACATATGCTCTCGGTGGAACCACCAGAGCATGGCTCAACATTACTTGGAATTATGCCCCATTTTTCTATCAAACCATTGATACTGAGAGAGGTATCAGGGCACTATATGGCAAAACTGGTAATGAAGCTGCTCCGATTCTCATTAGAGCCATCTCTCAGCTTGGAACAGACCGTTCCGATGATTATTGGGAAGCCACCCCCGGCAATGCCGGGGCAGCTCTAGACGACTTATTGACCCTTATTAGCAAAGCCCCAGGAGGAATTATCGATGGCGATTGACAGACGTTCATTTTTATCCACTTTAGCAGCGGTTGTCCCAGCAACATGGCTTGGACAAAAAGCAATTGCTGCACCAACACCAGCATTTGTTCCATCAGTGAAGCCCAGGCCCCAAAACTTTATGGCCGAGTTGGGATGGAATAACAAGTACAACAAATCCGGCGTACATGTGATCATGCATGAACCTAACGCCCACCGTGAAGTTTTGACGAGTATTGCTGCACATTTTGCATATACTTGTACGCCAGTTCATATCCACACTGAAGACATGTTAGGAGTTTTACCTTTGGAGGTGATGTCGTTACCACAAAAATACATGACTTTTAGTTGTGGCACGCTTTCGCTGGACAATGTAACTCCCGGCACCGTTCTGATAATTTTGGGCTTCAATCATCATCCGCGCCTTGATTATCAAGGCCTTAGATATCAGCTTCATGTTAAACAACTCAAAATGTTTACTTTTTCGACACAATACCGGAAAGGCTCTGTTCCATTTGATGCCCTATTAATGGCTGACAGTTTGACACAAATCAGCTTCCTCTCCAGCACTTGCAGTTTACGCGAAGAACTTAGCATACGTATTGAGCAGAAAAAGAACCGGACCGGTGAACTGTTTAACGGTTGGGGTTTTAAAACAAAATCGGGTTTTGAAGTAAAGTCGGCAAAAGCTTAACACATGAACACTAACAAAATAGGATTTCTCATTGACATGGACGGTGTGATTTATCGTGGCTCCAAACCAATTAATGGAGCACCAGAGTTTATCAGAACTCTTCAAGAGTGGAACAAACCGTACGTGTTTTTAACCAACAACAGTGGATACACTCCGTTTGATATCGTTCGTAAACTTGCTACATTTGATGTCATAACCACTGAAGACCATATCTACACATGCGCACAGGCAACAGCCGACTGGGTCAAACAACAAAACCCGGAGTGTAAAGCATACGTCATCGGTGAGCCAGCATTGAATGAAGCACTGTACAATGTTGGTGTTTCCGTCGTCCAAAATGACCCAGATTTTGTCATCATAGGTGAAGGCCGTTCTTATACCGCCGAAACTTTGGAAAAAGCCCAACGTTTCATTTTGAAAGGCGCTCACTTAATTTCCACCAACCTGGACACGTGGTGTCCCACAGACAGCGGCCCCAGGCCAGGATGTGGAGCAATAGTAGCACTTTTGGAAGCCGCTACTGGCAAGAAAGCTTACCACGTTGGTAAACCAAACCCGTATATCTTCCGAAAAGGAAGAACGATGCTTGGGCTGCGCACCGAAGACACCGTCATGATCGGTGACACAATGGAAACCGACATCAAGGGAGCAACTGATCTTGATTTCAAAAGTGTCCTGGTGCTGACTGGAAGCACGACAGAACAGGATGTTAAAAGCTACCCGTTTAAGCCGACATACATCGTGACAGCAATTAATGACGTTTTGAACTTAGGTATCTGGCCGGTCTAAAATTAATTGACAAACAGACTGGCAGCGTGATAAAATCGACTTATGATGAATAGACGTGAGTTACTGGCCAGCTTGGTTGCTGCACCATTGGTGCCTGTAACACAAGCACTCGCCAAAACTGAAAGTCCCAAGCTTTTACGTGTAGTCCATGAAGCTAAAATGGACGGCACACCCGAAGGCATCGCACGAATAAACGGTATTGTTTTGCGGCGAGGGATGGCCTTGACTATTACTGGTCAACAAGCGGTAACTGACGGCATCAATCGAATTTTAACACCAGGTTTGAAAGTCTGCAGCAAAGCCAAAACTATAACTATCATCAATTCTGAATCGAAAATCGCGGGGGTCCCGGCTTCTGAATGGGTATATCGCCTGATTGTAGACCAGGAGCTATATTTTTCGTTTGACCCGCGTGATGCTACCAACACTGTTCGATATCTCGATCCACGATATCAATTCAGCTCAACAATGATTCATGAAAAAGATGACGAACTGATTCATCCGTCTGTTGGTTTGATTCCAGGGACCAATATCATCACCAGTGTCCAACTCCAGCAAAAACGGTGGGCCAGCTATCAAGACGCTCGTCGCTATTTTGCCGATTTTCTGAAAATCGTGTTTATGCCACCTGTCAAGGATGCCTCAGACCCTATGGAAATAGCACGCAGCATGGTCAGCGTCAGGGTATCTTCGCCATTGATTAATTATTTTTGTTGCGATGCAACGGGTAAACTTACAACTGGTTCCCATTCACTTCCGGAGGGCGCATGGCTGACACGATAGAACCTGAATTCTTCCCATTTATTCCCGATGGTAGCACCGTTAAGCTGAAAACGCCAATGGTGGCTTATGGCCAACCTTGCTCCGTGGGAATAGTTACTGGTAAGTTTATTGATAATCGACGCGAACTCTACCAGGTCAAATTCAATGATTCTGGAGTCTGGAGCAGCGTGCATTTTGATGAAATAGAAGTAATTGAAATGGCTGAAATTCCAAAACCCAAAGTGGTTGGGCGGGTTCTCATTTACATTGGAGAACATACCGACAAACTGGTTTTCCAGGTAACCGGTGCAGACAGTTTGGACGCAGCATATCTGGCGTTGTTTCGTCACTTCGATGCCAACGAGTTTTATACCGAAATAGATGACTCCGTGTCTCTCATAGCAGCCAGAAATGGCGATGCCAAAGCTGCTGAAAAACTCCTCAAACGTCGTCGTGATTTTGAAAATGAAGACTGGTCATTGGTAGACTTAATTGATCCGAGGTCAATGTAATGTACGGAACCTTTGTAAACACACCCAACGATATTCCATCCGGTGAACACTGGGCTATTATTACCGGTAGTTCGGTATTCATTCCAGGTGATGAACGTAGTCGAACGGCTCCTGGCCACGGCTACCCGGAACATACTGAACACTATATCCGATACGAGGCCTTCACAGACCAGGCTAATTTCCAAACTGAGTTACAAAACCGAATAGGAAATTCACTATACAGAAACGAATCTATTCGGGGCATCCATGTACTTGGAACCTACGAGGCAAAAACGACGGTGGCACTTAAGGAGGTATGATGGATCTGACAGACGCCAGAGTAGTTAGCATTTCGGTAAAATACGAAAACGGAGCTGAATTACACGCTGAAGGAAGCAAAGCCGACGAAATTTGGAGCACTCTTATAAATGCACAGGTTGCTTTCCATGTTAGAACTGGCACGCAATATACTGGGCCGGTGTTAACATGTAAAGAGCCGCCCAAGCCACCTTTGGTAACTTGCGAAGACTGTAGCTGGCTGGCTGCAATTCCAACAGATCATGATGCCAGAGCTGTTTGCGACTGGTGGTTTAAGGGGCATAATTGGCCAGCTGGCCCGTTTGCTCTCTTCACAAATCCGCGACCATCCCAGGGTGCGGATGATTGCCCATGTTTTTGGAAAAAAGGTTTAAATGCTGAAACTAACGAAAAACGGACTGATTGAAATCGAATATAAAAAAGAGCCGGAACTGGTCGAAAGCGTCCATTATTGGAATTCGCTACGCAGTGCTTGCGAAATCGAAGATGGGGTAACTCTTGGCGATATATTCAAATTCGTCGAAAGCAGCGAATTGTTGACTCGCTTCATCGGCGCATATAGCTGGTGTGGAGCTATCGACGAATTTCACCATGATGCTAAACTACCAGGCTCGCCATCTGCACCGGATGATGACCCGCTCGAACATCTCGAAATCAGCCGTTATGGAGAGATAAACGTTTGGCATGCATCGGAAGGTAGTGACTTTTCGACAAGTGCACACTTCAGCGGTATTGCTAAGTCAGGCCAGAACTACAGCGTTTCGTATACGCCGGTTCAAAACCTGGTGCATCTTCCAGTCAAATTAAACAAGAAGTTTACCATCAAGCGTAATTTTGAGGAGACGATTTTTGAAGGGGAAACATATTTCACTCTCCTCGACATTTTGGACACCATTTATGACGATATTAGTTTTATGGGTGGCCCCAAAGATAATGTAGCTTTTTTGGAAGAAATGCACGCCACGATTGCCGACATCGATGAGCGGACAGCCAGAGGCGAAGTGGTTGGTATTCCCATGGAACAAATGATGGCAGAACTTGAGGCAGACTGTGATAGTGAGAATAAGGATAAGAACTAACATGAGCATACTGAAATCACTAGCGGAGCACACAAGGAACCTGGTCAGCCAAGAGAACCGAGGGTATGGTCACAATTTGCCACCAGAACCATCAGCACCACCAATCATCGAATCAAATCCCAGTACCGACAGTCAACATGAAATGGCATCTAACCCTTCAAAACCACATCTCACCTTCATCAACAACCATGAATGGGAAGGCCTCTACATCGACGGCAAGCTTGCTATGGAAGATAACGAACTAAATCTTGCTGAAGTTCTTCGTAAATTAGGTTTTGAAGTCGAAGAAATACAAGCCGACGAAGTTCTATTAAGTGCAACTGGAAAACTACCGGAGAACGTAGAAGATGTCATACCCCACGTATACTGAAACAGAGCATGTATTACCGCCCGATCCCGCCAATTATTGGCAACTCAAGATTGGCGAACCGGCCATCATCAGCACCGGCTTAGATGGTAAGCCGAACTTTACATTGGTTTTGGTGGAAGTCGAAAAACCTATGCACGGTGCTCCTCAAAAGGCACTGTTCGAAATGTGGGTGGAACATATCGGCAAGCTGATGGACTGGCTGCACATGGATGAGCCGATTGTGGCTCTCCGGACCGATAATGGTGAGCCTATGGTCACTTTCACGTTAAGAGACATCAACATGGAAGATGTGGCCTTTATTCAAATCAGCGCTCATCCGTCAGTTGGTATTAAATAAAAATATGACAAGCATGGTTTATCTTCGAAGCTGGGAAGTGGTTAGAGAAGGTGCTGAATTTTTGGTGTCATGCACCAAAGATGGTGTTTTAGGTCCAATTCAGTTTTGCGCCACTGTTAGAGCAAACTCCGAAGAGTCAGCTCAGAATGCAATGAATGCCAAAGCTGACATCATTTATAATGCGATGATTCAAAAACCGGTATCGGAAATGACTGATCACGACAGTATTCTACCTCGCGTCAACTTTGCATTTCCTTCTCTTGTTGAAATGTCAGCCAGACTTGTCGATGTTGAAAACCGACAGACGGCTCTTGTGGGCGCTGTTGATGCCCTCACACACGTCTTGTTGAGCTACATTCCGTCAAATCACCAAGCGGCCAACTCTTTGCTAGCCGCTACTCGTAAATCTGTAGGGCTACCGGACATCACACAACCGCTAGGAACGATATCATGAAATCTCTTGATGTGACAGGCATACCATCCGGAGGCGTAGGCAAAGCCTCCATTGAACACAGCATAGCATCATTAGCGAAGTTAAACTTGCCAAGCAGAACTAGGTCAAAAGAAATGACGACAAACATTGAGTCACTGATCAAAGACATATTACCAGCCAGCACGTGGAGCTTTGTTTTCAGCAAATTTCCGGTGAACCTAGTTAGATTTTCCAACCCTCCGTATGAAGCTGTAAGGGTCAGCTCAGAATTCATGCTAGTTAGAGTTCCATTAAAGGAGGCCACCAATGGCAATGAAGCCAAAGAAACCCCTGAAGCCGCTTAAGCCCAAAAAGACAAAATAGCTTAAGACTGGACTTTGATGCCAAACTGGGCTGCATTTAGGTTAGTCAAATCCCATTGAGAGCTAGTGCTTGGGTCAACTTCCCATATTTTATTGATGTAGGTGTAAGCGCTATATAAGCCAAATTCATTGCCTGTGTAGTTTGTAGCATCTGCGGTATGTAAGGTAGGTTTAACAGTGCGTGGCCCGACATCGTCTTTCCTGGTAAACAAGTTGCTCTGAACACCAAAAATTTGCCCACCATTTATAACAAACGGCGAAATTGTGTAAGCATCAATGTCTCCAACGTTCACCCCGGAGTTATGTTTACCAGTTTCTATAAAAGCACTTGAATTCCACGGTATATTGGCTAGCATAGCCACATGGTTTGAACCAGTAGCCGGAATAAACTCTTGCTTATAGCCAGGTCCTGCTGCGTATTGAGTTTGTACCCTAATTTCATTCAAAAAGTCATTATTGATTGAACCGCTATCGTCAGCTACATAAAGGTCGTCACAATACCAGTTTGGACCGAAGTTACCCAATCCAGCAATGTGAATTTGATTAAAATAACCGGCCCCAGCAGGGTCCAAATCACCACTGCCCGACACGACACTGACACCATTAATGTGAACGTCAAACGTTGTCATGGTGGCTTTTAATTCAATCCAAAACCACAAGCCCAACGGTGGAATAAAAGGTGCTGTTCCCAAAATCACCGGAGACACCATGTAATTGTAACTGGCACTAGTATTAGCCCCAGTCCAAGCGTTGGTCGTTAAGTGAGTATCATCGGTGATGGTTGCAATTGTTCTAGATTCGGAGCCAACTGTAATGATGTCACCCACATGTAAACTTAAAAAAGATGTTCCGGCTCCGACTACAGCTGTGCCAAATGCAGCGGTAGTGATGGTTCCTGGGCCAGCTGTAGATGTGCCTGGTTGACCTCGTCCTCTTCTAACTTGTACTTTTTGGGTTGACGGATCAAGCCATAGAGAAACCTGTGGTGTAAAATCGTGCGAAAGCCATAAAAACGGATGTGTAATGGAAGCAGCACCACCGGCAAAGCCAGTAAAAAGTGCCGCGCAGCCGGTAATAGCGGTAGAAATATTCGGAAGAAATTTAAAAGCCCCCTCCCATGTTGGCACGAATAGGCTTCCGCTAGTTCCTCCTTGAACGGATTGACCACCCCAACGACCTCCAAAAAAACCCATAAAGGACCCTTGGTCCCACTTTGCGCCACCCATGCCCTGAATACCGTTGTAAAAATCAAAACCATCAAAAAAGAGTAGTGCCATAAGTCCCTCATCATTATTTAACATCTGTTTCATCAACAAGGAACACTACATATTGTTGGAGTAAAACCTTGTATAACGTATACCGAAAATTAATCCCGATGGCTTTAGCTGAGGCCAACGCCGCAACAACGCCGGTTGACAGAGCCAGAGTCCTTCGAACCAATGACACACCAATTATGCGCGAAATTTTGCGTTACATGTTCGACCCACGCTATGTCTTCGATGTAACGATTCCAAGCTACATCCCAAGCAAACTACCGGAAGGACATCATGTTGCCACTTTGTTCACGGAAGGCCGACGTCTTTATCTATTCGGCAGACATAGCAAAACCCCCGTCCGTCGCAAAGCCGAAATTCTGAGACAGATCCTCGAAATTATGGACCCTCAGGAATCGCAACTGGTGGAAGATATTATTCTACGTGATATGTCAAAATATCCTAATCTTAACGTGGAAGTTGTTAATCTTGCCTTCCCTGGTTTGATACCAGTAGCCAAGCCGGTTGTCAGTAATGAATTGACGCCTGTACCAGCAGCGTGCTAAAATAGTTGTGATGCTGGGCTTAGGCCGCAGCAGGGGGCTTGCAGGTGGTGGGGTTCCTCCGCCGTGGAAGGGATCTCGCGTCGTTGATGGCTTGCAAGCCCAATAAATATCCAAGAGGGATTTCCATGAGCCACGAACAAAATTTTTCTAATAGCCTGATCAACGCGTCCATTCGCAAAATCAGCGAAATGAACCCCAAAGACGTCATAACCGAAGAGGCCTCTCCCAAAAACAAGTATGTGGCATACATCGATAGCGACAGCCCGTTTGCATGGGGAAACGTAGAAGCTGGCTGGTATGTTTCTTTAGAACAAGATGCACCGTTTGATGATGACTACGAAGGCGGCGACACTGAAGGACCATTTGACACGGAAGAGAAGGCCATTAAATACGCCGATGCCATGATCTCCCATCATTGGAAAAAATAACAAATGTCTGACACAGTGACGGTTCAAACTCGTTTATGGCGCACGTTATTCCATGTCATTTACATGAACAAGCATGGTGAAGTTTGGGTCCGTGTTCCTGGTTGGAGTAGCAGCTTAGCAGTCAGAATTACCATGGAAGATAACGTTACCCCAGAGATGCGAAAACGCATAATGACGGATGGCCGATATCATGGGATGTGTGCACTGGGAGCCGAACATCATGAAGACCTCAACATCATGATTAACGAAGATTCTTTACTGCCAGACCCCAACGATAAGTTAACATAAATATCCAAAAGGATTCCCATGAGCCACGAACAAGACTTTTCCAACAGCCTGATCAATGCGTCCATTCGTAAGATCAGCGAGATGAACCCCAGCGAACTGATTGAAGAAGCCGCAAGCCAATACAAAATCAAAGAAATTCGCAACGACTGGAGCGAACTTCGTGGTTGCGAAGCAGAGTTGATGATAAACGGTAAGAAATATGAAGTCGTTGGCCACGCCACAGGCAAGGGTTGGGAAAAAATAAAAATGCATTGTGGTAGTGACCCCGTCGACCCCAGTTCGACAGAGGGAATGATTTTAAAACTTGCACTCCAGGGTGCCTTTATGGATTTACCGCATAGATCAGCTACTTGGTCGGCAAAAGAAGTCCAACAAATGGCTAATGATGTAGGTTAATAGCTTTTTCTAAGCGGTATAAAAATCTTCCTCATTTTGGTTCGCCACTGGAAAAACGCCGGTCCGTGACTCATCGAGCCGGTGTTGATCCATTCAAAATGGTGAACCATTTCGTGTGCTAATATCGAGAAAAATGTCGTGAAATTGGGATACTCCAGGTTCATGAAGATTTCACTGTAACGTTTTTTCCCGCGTTTTTCGCTCGTCAACCCCAGACAATATCCCCAAGATTTCAAGCGTTTAAGGTGTATACGTCGGAAGGCCGGAAGCGCCCCATCGAAAAGTAGATTATTGATGATGATGAACCAATAGCGGATATCAACTGTGGTGAGGGTATATGGTTCGCTGGCGGTATCTTGAAGGTTAAAAACTCGTTTGCCTATCCTAGCCTGATGTGGTGGTTTGGAGCGAGCCATTCAAAACTATTTACATCACGTTATTGTCCAGCTATTTTGGTAAACTTGGCAGTAGCCGTGGTGCAATAAATGGAACGCTCTTCGTTGTCTTCTTGATTTTTAGCTTTAACATATGGCTTGGAGCGCCGACGATATACTGGTTTGTCGAATTTAGCGCTCCAGCCAAATGGTCTTAGACAGATGTTTATGAGGTTTATAAAAGTCACGAACTATCTAGCGAGTGGACACCTGGACTTAACCTGGCCAAACTCCAATTCCCACGCGGTATATGTCGGTTCAAACGGGCTGGCCACGATAGCAGGTTCCACTACTGATGCTGCGATGGCGTCCCAATCAGGCCGGAAAAATTTCATAGGTAGCACTATCGCGACACATGTTATGTTTCGGTCCAACGCTTCATCCGATTCGCGAAATAATGCCCATGGATAAGGATTGCCGGGATCATTAAGCAAGCGCATTATAGCTCTGATGTCAGCGGCGTTTCCACCATTCAAACAGATTGCAGTTTTGTAATTGACGGCCCATTCCCACAATAAATGTGTGGCCAAACTATTACCGCCGAAAGGAACGTGGTCGAACGATGCTGGTATGCTTGGATATTTAACGAACAGCTCTACTGTCGCATGAAGTCCCTGAATACCCTGCTGAATACTTGACAACATAAAGTTGGAGTATAAATATAATCGCAATTCATTTTCATTAGGAATCATATCGAAATTATAACATGAGCCAACTAAACACACAAGTAATAGGTTACATTTACACGGTGGAATGTTTGGTGAATGGAAAGAAATATGTCGGATTCACTATTCAGCCAGACCACCGATGGCAACGGCATTGCCGGTCTGCCAAAAACAATTCTAGATTTATACTCCACGAGGCCATTCGTAAATATGGCCCAGAACAATTCCAATTCAATGTAATTTGCTGTTGTGCTGATAAACAATATGCATTGAAGGTTTTGGAGCCATATTTTATTCAAAGTCTAAACACTTTTTATTTGACCGGTTATGGCTACAACATGACTCTTGGTGGTGAGGGAACATTTGGCACCCGAGTTAGCCGTCCTTTGCCTGAGGCTACCAAGGCAAAAATTCGCGCAACAATGTCTACACCAGAAATGCGGCAAAAATTGAGTATTAATGGTAAGAGAATTAAATCAGCTGAGGAAAGAATCAAAATTAGTAAGACACTGACGGGTCGCAAACTTTCATCAAACCATATTCAGCATGTGAAAGAATCTCAGCAGGGTCGTAAACTGTCTCAAGAACAAATCGAACGAATGCGTAATCGAATTGTATCGGAGGCCACACGAGCAAAACTAAGTGCTGCTAGAAAAGGACAAAAGGCCAGCCCTGAGGCACGAGCAAACAACTCTAAGGCCCACACTGGTTATCATCATAGTGAAGAATCCAAACAGAAGAATCGTTTGAGTAATTTGGGAAAAATAATATCGAAAGAAACATTGGCCAAACTTAGCGAAGCGTCTAGTAAACCACGTTCCAAAAAAGCACAAGTGGCTAATCAAGAGGCCCAACGTAATCGTTTCCCGGTGGATATTAACGAGGTCATGCGGTTATTTTTGGCTGGTAATACTCGCGTCGTGATATCAAAATTGATGGGAGTTAACCGAGGCAGAATTTCTGGCATTATTAAGGAAAACAGCTAACGTCTTCCTTTATTCATAATGTATGCCTTGATTCTACCACACCACCATAAAGCTGTCAAGTTATGGTGGTTGTATATTGACAGCATTTCAAACTCGTGGTATAGTGGTGTTTATGAACAGGCGTACCTTTTTTTCATCTTTGGCGGCAGTTCCAACCGTTTCATTAGCATCATCGCTCCCCGAATTCAAACCGGACAGGATGGCACTTAGCGATCATCACAAGGCCGCCATTTATTTCAGCCAGCAAAATATGACCAGGAATTTTGCTGAGCATGATGGTATTGACTCGTTCGGAATTTTTCCACAGCAATTTCGTAGCATGATAACGCGTCACATTGCTGGCGTCCAAATAGCATACGGTCCGTGCGGGTTGATGTTTATCAAGAACTTATATGACCCCAACGAACCCATCGACCCAACACACTATTTCTGCTCGGATGTAGCAACAGCTGAGCGTATCCGTACGGTAGAAATCAGCCAAGATTTACGTGCGCTTGATTTTTCCAGGAATCCGTTATACAATAGCACACCGTATCAATTTGACCGTCCATCGCCAATCATCGCATTGGACAAGTTATGCTATTGTGTTAGGTCTGCTCAGCTGGGTGACTCGGCTCTCGCCGCACTTAAATTGGCTGAAACCATCGATAAACATTCTATTGAAACGCTCAACTTTGTCGCTCAGACTGGTACTTGGGATAAATTAGGTAAAGTCCCAAATCAATTAGTTCTGGCGCACCCAGATAACGCGGATAAAGCTAAACGAACAACTGGTTTGGAACCGTTCGTTTCACTGATGATGCCGCGTAATTTTGTAACTCTTAGCTATAAACACGACGAATATCATGCGCCAATTTACCATATACCATATGTGCCGTATGCAATAAATGACAACAATGGGCCGTATATGCGGACACGTTATAGTTTGGTGGTTTCGCCCATTAAAGGTGACACAACATACTGGCGGAACCCAATTAAAGAAAACTCAGCCCACGACGTATGGAAGGTAAAAATCTAATATGGATTCTGAACACGTAAAACACCCTAGCTACGGCCAAGCTTCTATTAGCCGTGTGACATCCAATAAAGGAGCCGTCATGTACGGCTCCACCCTCAAGCATGATTCGTTTTTAAGCTTCCGGCTGTATCAGTCTGAGCTTTGGCGTGATGGTGGCATCGAGCGGTATCACACAACCGGTAAATGCCTGGTGGAGTTTGACTTGTCTGAGGCTCAATTCACCCAGCTTATCACCACTATGAACATTGGTTCTGGTGTGCCGGTCACACTTCGCCACATCAACGGCCAGAATGTTGAGCGCCCACCTGAACGTAACGAGCGGGTGAAAATTGATGAGGACATCAAAAAAGCTGCTAATAAAGCTGTCGAAAATAGCCGTGCTGTTTTAGCCAGTATTGGCCAAATGATTGAATCCGGTAAATTCAACAAGACCGAAATGAGAAAATTGTATGGCGAATTGAGCAATGCAATCCAACATATGACCGGCTCAGCTCCGTTTCTAATTGAAATGTTTAATGAATCACTGGAAAAAGCTGTGACTTCGGCCAAAGCTGACTTCGATGCTTATATCCAGATGCAGGTTCAACAGGCTGGCTTGGAAAAACTCGGTATTACGACAACGTCCGAAAGCCTGATGCTGCCAGAAGTTACAAAAAGCAAACCACCAATGTGCGAAGAATGTGACGAGCTAATGAATCCTTTTGCACGCGATGGTGTTTCTGGTTGGAGCTGCGATAGCTGCGGCTGGAGCATCGACGATAATGACAATTTGTGAGGCCGATTTTCTATGGATGCTTGCTTCAATGTCCTATGATGAGGCCACCAGGATGATTCGGAAATACCCAGTTAAAGACGCCTCGTGGTGCAGCTGTTGTGGCATGTATATGGTGCCTCATAAACATTTTCAGGATCAAAAATGATAGAAAAAACAGCAGCAGAACGGATTTTTCCACAACACGCCGCTAATTTGGCTGGTAAATCGCTTGAAGAGTGTTTTGAATATGTCCGTATAGCTAACATGTGGGCAAACTCTGAGTCGGTTTCAGGCCCAGGTTCTTCGTTAGCAGCCACCCGCAGAATTCGTGCGCTGATTCCCAGGTTGTTTCAAACGTTGGATATTAAATCGGTTCTTGATATTCCATGCGGCGATTTTAACTGGATGCAAATGGTTGATCTTGAGGGAATTCGGTATATTGGAGCTGATATTGTCTCGACTCTGGTAGAAACCAACACGCAGCTTTGGGCATCTGAATATCGTAGTTTCGAACATCTTGACATCACGTCCAGCGTTTTGCCTCAAGTTGATATTGTGTTTTGTCGCGACTGCCTGGTTCACTTTAGTTATGAAAATGTTTGGCGTGCCTTATTCAACATCAGAGATAGCGGTGCCAAATATCTGCTCACAACCAGCTTTCTCGGCTCTAGAGGCAACCGTGATATTCAAAATGCTGATTGGCGACCATTAAATTTCAGACTCGATCCATTTAACTTTCCAATACCGACTGCCACTGTTCTGGAAGGATGCGAAGAAGGCAATGGAGCTTTTTCCGATAAGTCGCTTTGTTTGTGGAATATCGGAAACCTCCCACTCAATAACGGTAATCGGTAGTCTTTACGCCTTTTTGACCGTTGCACTTTCGGCACAACGGCTGTATATTGCTGATATCATTAGACCCGCCTTTGGATAACGGTATTACGTGGTCTTGTGTTAATGGCCGTTCTAGTTCAGGTGTGCCGCACTTCAGACATTTATTACCATACGATTCTTTAAGGTTCATCCACTCCATGGCGGTGTGGCTACCCGATGCTTTAGCCCTATTTGCTCTTTTATGGCTGGCAGCAACTTGCCCTTGTGGAGATTGTTGCCAAAGCTTTACACGCGCTTTAATAGCATCCGCATGAGCCTCATAATAAAGATGCAAATATCCTGGTATTGTTTCCTTGTTGGTTTGATATCGCTGGCGCTCTCGTGTTTTGACGGTTTCCTTATTTAAGACATACCATTCAGCATGTTTCGTAGCAATATCGTCCTTGTTATCGGCTCGCCACTGTTGCATATATGTGGCGATTTGTTGTTGTTTGGTTTCACGATATTCTTTGCGTTCATTCAGAATATGTTCGCGATTGCGTAAATACCAGTTACGTTTACGTTCTTTGTCGGTCATCAGCTATCCTTGACAAAAACTATTTCCGCATGTTATAATTGAAATATGGGTGATTTTGGTATCATTTTTAAAACACTAGACAGTATTGCAGCCACCAGCAGCACTAACGGCAAAATCGCGCTGTTGGAAGGTCTTATCAAAAAGACCGTTGGAGATTCCACATTTGGCGAAATGGTGCGTTATACTTACGACCCCAAAACCAACTATTACATGGCTCCGGAGATGCCGACTACCAGCGCTGATGTTGAGATGTCCGACGAGCAGTTGACGGCTATTTGGGGCAGCGTCAAAAATGCCCTTGATGCAATGTCTCAAAGGACGCTATCTGGTAATGATGCCAAACGAACCATGCAAATGGTGTTGGAGGCATTACCGCCCACTCCTCGTAAGTATTTTTTCGCAATTTTCAATCGCGACCTCCGTATTGGGATTGCATCCAGAACACTTGCCCGATATTTTCCTGGGTTAATGGCGGATTCCCGCGTATATTTATGCAAGAAATTCGACGCCAAGGCCGACCCCAAATTCAACACCATCACCTTCCCCCAATATGTGGAAACCAAATTTGATGGTGTCCGTGCTGTCATGATTGTGGACGAAACCGGGGAACCGACAGCCTACAGCCGTGAAATGAAACCGTTCTGGAACTGGGAACTCATCGGTGCAGCTATCAAAGCATCCGGCCTGAAATCTGTGGTCCTGGACGGCGAGTTCGGGATTCCAGAAGATTTTACCCTCACCAACGCTGTCACCCGTACCCAAAAGATTCATCCGATGCGCGATAAGATGAAGTATTTCATCTTCGATGCAATGCCGCTGAACCACTGGAACTCAGCCGGAAAAGATGAGGCATGGCCGATTGAACGGCGCAAGGCGCTGGCCAACGAATGCATCGCCGAAATCAACAATCCATTAGTCCTCGGGACCAATTCGGTGTTGGTTCATAATCGTGAAGAATTCAAGGCCATTTTTGAATTGTTCGTGGAACAGGGCTTCGAAGGCGTTGTCTTTAAGAAACCTGGCTCAGTCTACCGTTTCGACGGCAAACGCGACAGCAATTGGATGAAATGGAAGCCGATTGAAGAGGCTGATGTCGTGGTAACGGGTGCAGAACGCGGTGACCAGGATGGATGGGCCTACAATACTTGTGGCAAGCTCCTGTTCAAGGGATACGTCGAGAAAGACGGAGAGCTGTACTACGTTGAAGGCAAGGTTGGCTCTGGTTTAAAACCATCTGACCGCGACAAATATTGGAGCCAGAACAATCTCGGAACGCTGGCCGACACGGTCATTGAAATTGAATACCAGGAGCCGTGTGAAGTTCTGGATGCCTCAAAGCGCGAAGTCATTACTTACAATGCCAAGGGCGAACGGATTTGGAGCTTGCGTTTCCCGGTCTTCAAGCGTGAACGCCCCGACAAGTCGGCTGAACAGGTCATGACAAGGAAAGGATAACAATGACAGAAGCAAAAGGCGCTACAGTAATTTTGGCCGATGACCGCTATGTTGGCTGCTACTACATGGTAGAGTACAGCAAAGAAATGTGGATTCGTGCTTACAACCGTGCCGGTGAGACGCATCTTTTCGACAACTATGATAGCTTCTATGCGTGGCTTGGGATACCCGCTCCTGGTGACGAGGTTGTCGTTCATGGTGGTGTTATAAGCTTTCCATATAAAGCAACCGCCGATGGCGAAGCACGATACAAAGCCGAATTTGACAAAATCCTTGGAAACAATTAGGCTGGCCGCTCACTTACCGCCCGACAAGGCCGTCGAAATTCCTCGACGGCCTTCCCTCCCTCAATAACATTCCAACGTTGACAATCTGCTACAATGAGTGGTACACTAGTTATTGGTAGACGTCCTTTATTATGAATTTTCTCGGTGAACACGTTTATCCTTTTCACCATTAATGATTCAACCAATCCAAGAACCACGCATTGTTTTACAAGATATTAGAACGAAGAAATACTTTGGTGGCGGCAAAGCAGATAAAATGTTTTCGCACTGGGTGCCAAACATTAATGAAGCCAAATTTTTCAAAACCCCGGAAGCATTAAACACCATTCTTATACAGCTGAAACAACGCAACGAAGACTGTGGTGTTGAAAATATCCTGGCAAATCCAATCATAGGGACCAGCATTCCACCATATACCGATGAAGCATATGTTGCTTTAAATGTTATGGTGACTAAGAAAGAAACATCATCAGCATCGGCGGTGAACAATGGCTAGCACGGACAACCAGGCGATGATAGCCCAAAAATTTGTGGCCGGTGTAGAAACAGCATTCATCCAAGCAAAATTGCCTATGGACTTCATTAGAAATGCCAAAATGGATGTCGCCCCATTTCATGATGCATATGAAATGGGTTTTTCTCTCGGCATGCAGATGGCCACCGCAGAAGTTCTTGAAAAAATCGAACCAGATGAGACACAAGAAAGCGATGAGAGGATTATTGACTATTACAAAGTTCCTGCCGACTGGTTTGAAGCCGTCAAAGAACGATTAGCAACCACACGTTTCAAAAACCTTGTTCATAAACGATGGGGAGACGTTGTATATAAGCAAATTCCCATCTCCAAAATCACTAATAAAGTCGTTCGACGAGTTCATAAGCATCTTCACACCTGTCCGCTTCCAGAGGGTAGCTCCAACCAGGCTTATTTCACGTTTTTGACATGGGATACGCCTTTTGAAGGTAGCCGTGCCGAATGGCTGGCAATGAAACGGGTGATGGATGCACTTATGAAGTTGTCGCCCATGCAAATCCCCAACATAGAAGTGATGCGAGCAGTTTCAGATTATCGTGTAGCCCAACAGCAAAGGACATATCGCGCTCGCAACAGATAGATAGGTTTATGTTTAGCAAATTCGAAGATATCCAAGACCTTGACGAACGAACTGAATATTTAAGTAATTTGATTGATAAGCATGTTACCACAAAAGTTCCAATCACACTTTCGTGCGGTGAAAATGACGAAGACACTGTTGTTATACCGCGTGGATCAGTTGGCTTAATTGTGGATCACTGTTACACTGATGTTGGTATTGAACTTTGCATAGAATTCGACGACATCGACCACGATGATTGTTTGCTTGACTTGTGCCATATTTACGAAATGGACAAATTTTATGAACTTGTAGAGTTACCAACCGCCTGGATAGAAACGCCAACCGAATGGATTAATTAATGAATTTACCAAAACTTCCAGGAACCTTTCAAACTTTATATCTTGGGCTGGGTGGCGGCTACGATATTTTTGGCGCTATTCCAATTCACGAAGCTATTAGAAGTGAAGCTGTGTTTGCCAATATCTCTAATGAGGTAGAAAGCATGGCCAAATATAAGCCGTTTTATCAGCTTTCAAATCGCGAAGGTCCCAAATCGCTTGCCGCTTCATTAAAAGCTATCGTAGATGAGCATTGCATCGATACTATCATCGGTGTGGATGGCGGAGTAGACTGTCTGATGCATGGTGATGAAGTAGACCCAGGAACCGTTCTTCAAGATTTTGTAACTCTGGCGGCAATGGACCAGCTGGATGCCCCTCATAAAATTGTGGTGTGCAGTGGTTTTGGCTCCGAAACCGACGAGGGCATGAACCATTACCGTGTATTGGAAAACATCGCACAACTAACAAAAAATGGCGCTTTTTATGGTTCTTGCTCGCTCATCGGTGGTACACCTGAGTATGCCTGTTATAAAGATGCCGTGGAAAGCTCGATCAATATTAGGAAATCGCACATCCAAACACGGGTGATAGCGTCTGTAGAAGGCCAGTTTGGCGATCTAAGGGTTGGAGACCCTAACCTGGCCGCAATGGTTTTCGATACCCCTCACGAGGCCTTCGTAAGCCCATTGATGGGAATTTATTGGTTTTTCCGGCACTCCGGTATTGTCAAGAATAACAAAATCATTCCACACATCAAGGACTGCAAGACCATCACGGAATCACTCATCAAATATCGTGGTGTTGTGACCAGGGAACGTGACAAGAAAGTGATACCACTCTAAGCGTATTGGATCAGATATTTGAGGAAGCCCTTTAGAGCTGCGTCTCCTGGTTCAAAATAGCCGATATAAGTCCAAAAGACGTGGGATTCTGAGCGCATATCGCTCCTGAAAGGGTTGCGAGCGGCTTTCAAAATGTCGGTACGTGTGTAACCAAGCTGATGGAATTCTTCCGCTGCCTCTCGCGCAAAGGCCATCATCTCAGTTTTGCTGCCCAAATAGTCCGAACATTTACTGGGGTCTTGTTCAAGCTTCTTGATGATCTGCTGGAAACGATAATTGTCGTGTTTGATGGAAATTCGATTGAACTGGCCGATGTGGACTTGTTCATGTGCTACTAGTTTAACAATCACGTTCATGAAGGTATCCCAATCAGTGTCGTCATCGAAGTTTCTGTAAAAGTTATCATCATAACAGATTTCGATACCACCGTTTTCCAATACAGCAGCATGAGTGATGTAAACCCGAGCCAGATTGGGGTCACCCGACTCTCCATCAAAACTTCTGATGAGTTTAGCTTTCCAAGGTTTCAGTGCTTGGTTCAAAATTTCTTCTATCTCTAAATTTCCGTGGTCGTGGCCTATCAATTTAGATTTGATGCTGGTGAGAGCCGTGCGAATACCGGAAGTATTAGTATGAATAGCAGCTTCATCCAGCGATCCGTACATCATAACGGTGATGCCACCAGACACCGCTGTCTGTTTAAATCCCATTCTAGTTAACAAAGGAATCAGATTTTTATTAGCCACTTCAGCTTTTACGTGTGGATTGTCGTAACCGTCTGAATCCATACGGAAAGCTTCCATAGCGATATCAATCAATTGTTTGCCAATTCCACGCTGCTGGAACTTTGGCGATACTACTACATCAAACGAGTATTCCTCGTGATTCCATGCGTCGAATAGTGCACCAGCCACCTCGTCACCAACCAGAGCCACCGAATTTAAATTCTTGTCCCTTAAAATATTGATAGGAGACGATTTGGCAATATCCCATGCTTGTTTTTGATATTCAACAATGTTTTCGTCTTCATCGTCATCTTCGGAGCCTTCTCCAACATAAATGATTCGGGCCGCTCCTGCTGATTCTTGGATCAACCAACCCTTAAAACTGAGCAAAGCCTCTGATAAATGAGTGATTTCGTTGATCCATCTTATGGCATCATTGATGTTGATGAAATGTTTGTTTTGCCGTGTATTGCCACTCCAAGCATCTATATGGAGGTTTTCGCCGTCCCATTCTTTGATGGCTTGCACTAGTGCGTTGATGTTGGGGTGATTGTCCACATAAAATTCAAGGGCTAATTCATGACCTGTCGATCCGAATCCCGACAGCCGTGGCTTACTAACAGAAAAACGAATCCAGCCAGACCTTAAAGCGTGGTCTTCACCGTTCTTTCCAAACTCTTGGGCCACCTCGTCATGATGTAAGTCTCCGTTACCAGCACGTAAAAACTTACCTTTTTTATTGATCCAGCCGTGGTCAGGGAAGGTGAAAAAATCCATGCTGATATTTAGCAATAAATATCTGAGTGAAAACTTTTATCAGATATTTAACCGAATCTAACAAGGCAGACGCCTGGTTGGAAAAGTATACACACCAAAACCTTGACAAATGGCCTGACGAAGATATCGTAAAGATCTTGTTAAAAGATTATCCTTTTAGCGGTGGCGTCGTTTATAGAGGTATAAATGTCAGGAATGAAGAAGACTACAACAAAATCGTAGCCGAAGCCAAATCAGGAACCATCAATACCACTAGCATTACATCATGGAGCCGCAGTGAATCGGAAGCCAAAGTTTTTGCAATAACTAGACCGACTTATTTTTTAAGCAAAGATTTGATGCGCGATGAAACAGAAAAGCAAAAAAACCGTGACTATATGATAGGTTTTCGAGGGATAATTCTTAAGACAACCATTGCTGCTGGTGTTGGTATTGATGTTAATAAGTCTGAATTTGCTCATGAAGACGAGGTGATTTTGCCGCCTGGAGCGTATAAAATCAGTATCGCACAAACATTAGTCCCATTCAAACACTCTATCCAGGATCGTGATACGGCTGAAAAAGAATTGATGGGCTTGAAACCGGGAAAACTCTCAGATGATGATATTGCCGGTAAGAAATTAACATTCATTCTTCATCACTTTGATGATTTTTCCGTTGAAGTGCGTGAACACATTTTCAAGCTGTTGTCTAACCATTTAGCCAAACCAAAAGTTGTAGTTCATGCTACAGCTGGCGACAGCACTTTCAAGTTTTCTGATTATCATACGATAGACGTTCATGTTAACATGCCTGGTTCAATGTTAACGTATTACGGGATTTTCACACCAGAACATCAGCGTACTATTAGCAAATATTGCAGCGTGCTGTTAAACCAAATATCTGAACAAATCAGCGCTACCCTGGAAAAAAACGGTTGGAGTACCGCCGACACACGTATTCAAAAACCACATTGGTTTGACATCCTGTATCAGTTTTCTGATGAAAGGGCTAAGCAAAAATATGCCAAGCTGGTGTCCAAAAAGATTGGTGCAGACTATGCTAATTTAAGCAATATCGTTCGTGATATCAACAAAATCACAGATCCCTACCAGCATAAAAAAGCTGTGGACGACTACGCTGAACGTGTTTTACGACTCATTAAAAACATATGAAAACTTTCATCCAGTTTACCGAAGCCATCGCATTTTTGAACAAAAAACTAAACGAAAGCTTGACGGAAAAAGCGCACATTTATCCAACTTACCACAAATGGGGTTTGATAGACCCTGAAGGTCGAATGGTAGACGGTAATGCCCATCCAGATGCTAATATCCACCTTCACTTATTTAAAGATCATGGCATAAGTGTTGGTCATGATATCCCGAAAGGCTGGGTTAGATGGTTTGAAGAAACTTCTCCTCTCGACGAAACTTACGGTGTTGTTCATATTGAAACTGGTAAATGGCCAAACCCAATCGCTATCAAACACGCCATCCAATTTGTCAAGAATTTTCTTACCAAATATGAAATTTACATGATATCGGCAGATGGCAACAAAACCAAAACTTTTAAGAACAGCAAACGAGCTGTTACTTATTTGGAATCCCTCTCACATTAATTGACAGTCCTGGTTCAAACATGATAAAATTCATGTATGGCGCAAGGAAAATACCCCGAACACGAGAAACTATCAAATTGCCGAGAGAAGTCACAAGCAATTGGTGAATTTTGCGAATGGTTGCAATCTGAAAAAGGAATCTTCCTTGCCCAACGGCACAAACACAACGATGATTGCTGGGGTACTGTTGAAGTTGAAGTGCCGCTAGCTCTAGGCGGTACATACGGCCAAACCAGGCCATCGCGTCAACTCACATGCGGATATAACGAAAGTCAGCTTCGCCACATATGTGTCAGGTTGGAAGATCTTTTAGCCGGGTTCTTTGATATTGATCCAAGAAAACTGGAACAAGAAAAACGAGACATCCTGGATGAGTGTCGTCGTTAATTGACAGGTTGACAGGCACTGCAGTCCATGATAAAATGTAATGTGAAAAAACCAACGTTTTGGATGACCAAGGGCCTTCCTGGGTGCGGTAAGTCAACCTGGGCCAAGAAAAAAATTGAAGAGCATGGCAACACGGGAATAGTTCGTATTAATAATGACGAACTTCGCGCCATGATACATGCTGGCAAATGGTCTCCCGGCAACGAGAAGTTCATCGATGCAACCAGGGACGCTCTCATTAAACTGGCCTTTGAGCGCGAACATAGCGTTATTGTCGATAACACGCATCTTAGCCCCATATACGAACCCAAATATCGTGAAATGGCTGAACGTGAAGGCTATGAATTTGAACTGATCGACTTTACGACTGGTAAATTAGCCGTTAGCCTGGAAGAGTGCCTCAGGCGTGATCAGAACCGCCCTAACTATGTCGGTGAAAAAGTTATCCGTCGCATGTACCGACAATATCTTTATAAACCAGAGCCACGTCCGGAGTCAGACCCAAATTTACCCTGGGTTGTTATTTGTGACCTGGACGGCACAATGGCACTGTTCAATGGTCGTGGACCGTTTGACGAGCATAAAGTCGGAGAAGATCTAGTAAACCATCCGGTGCGCTCGACGGTAGACTTCTTGATGAATGGTGCTGATTTAGGTGTCATCTTTTGCAGTGGCCGCACTGACGGTTGCCGTGAAGCTACTGAAGCTTGGCTCCGTGACAAGGCTGAAATTCCAGTCAACAATGCATCCAGCTTTTTGTTTATGCGCAAGGCCGGTGACCAACGTTCCGATGCCATTGTGAAACGCGAAATTTATGAACAGCAAATTCGTGGTAAATTCAACGTTCACTGTGTGTTCGATGACAGACAATCTGTTGTGGACCTATGGCGTTCGCTTGGCTTATCGTGTTTCCAAGTCGCTGATGGAGATTTTTAGGATGATGTTTGAAAAGTTGTTTAACAAAATGTTTGACTATCCGGAGTTTAAACCAATTCCATGGGCTTCATCGTACAAACCAAATACTTTATGGCTCAAGGTGTTTGATGACGAAAAGCTGTTAATCGTTTTAACAAGGCTTAAACATCTCCCAGCGTCTTCCTTCACTGTTTTTGAGCTAGAATTCCTGATGGGCTTTCCCGATAAGCTTTACAATGCTACTGTTCAAGAACACGACATCACCCAACTAAAAAAGCTGGCCCAGAGGTTACTATGAACTTCATTCCGAAAAGAATTTGTCA